TAATTTCAGTATCAGCAGATTTAGATGTTTGAATAAAGTTGCTTAATAATCTATGTGTTCCAGCACCAGAATAAAAAGACCTTTTATTCGTTTTTCTTTTGAAAAAATTTCTAATTCGTTCAAGATATGTCATTAAATTGTACCTTTACTACTCGACCTGAACCTTCATTATTTCCAGTTCTAAATTCCGCAACTTCTTTCTTATATTCTGCTCTATAATAATCTCTCCATCTTAATAATTCATCAACACTTAACTTATTAAGTGAACGACCAGATATTGAATAACTCGAAACATCTGCATCAGCTCTATTTTCTAATATACTCTCAATTTTATCGAGCATTACTTTAGCATGACTTCTAGTATCACCAGTAGTTGCAAAATAATTATCTTTAACAGTAATTTTTCCTGAATCTATTACTAACGTTTCACTATCACTTGTTTGGAGAACCTTTAAAAACCATACATAATCTCCAGCAGTATAACTAGCTGTTGAAGAATTATCTAAAGTAAAAGTATAATCCGTTCCTGACTCTGTAACGGTTGCTGAAAATCTTGTTGAACCATCACTTTCCAATGATGCTTCCCAAACCATTGAATAACTTGACGGATCATAGTCAGCACCTATATCTGTTCTTTTCCAGACAACTGTTTCGCCTTTATAAAAACTTATCGGTTCTTTTTCTGGTATTGTTGTAAAAATATTAGCCATTAATTTTAATCATTCCACGATTTCGCAAAATTACTATTCTTTTGATAATGTTTCAACCTATTGGGATTGACTTTATGAGGATTGTTTGTTTGCACTTTTTTTTGTCTTTGAACTATTGTATTCAAATCTGCATTCAATAATGTAAAAGCTGATAACGCATATACTCTACAATCTAATGCTTCATTTCTTGGTCTCATTAATACCCATTCTCTTTTTTTAAACCCTCTACGATACTTTGTAACAATTTTTTCTGCCGTTAATTGTCTAAAATATTCTTCACTATATTTTTTAGGAAAATGACAATATCCAGCACCAAATTTCTTAATTCTTAACCTTGAATATATTAATTCTTTAGCAGTATCAACGCCTATTGGAAATAAAGTAATTCTTGCTATATTGTTTTTATTCGGTCTGCTAACAATCGCTTTACCTTCTCCACCTATACCCTTAATAGCAAATACTCGTCTAGCATATCTTGGCTTACAAAATTGATAAACCATATTTGTATGGTGACCACTATCTATACAAGTAGAAATAATTTTTAATTTAGTCTTATCTGGTTTTTCAAACGTTTTAGTAAGTATTAATTCTAATTCTTGCCAAATATTAGGTGAGGTAGGATCGCCATATACAATAAAATAATCAATACTCCATGTTTCTTCTTCTAATCCCCAACCCACTATCTCTACTTCTAATCTATCATCTTGAATATCTACGCCAGCAGTCAATAAAACAACCTCATTCGGCACCGTATAATCTTCACGTCTATCATATAAACCTAAATCATCTATTCTTTCACCTTCATCTTCCCATGTTTCGCCTAAATAAGTATTGACAAAAACCCTTAATGTTTCAGGTTGTTTTTTAGCCATTAAAAATTCTCTAACCGCTTCTTCCATTGTTACCCATACAGAATATAAACCGTTAATTCTAAAACCAGCACGTCCATTAAATTTTTCAGTAGCTTTCCATTTGCCTTTACTAATACTGGTAATTCTTTGAATATCAGTCCATTTAGTTTCACATTTTTCGCAAGTATATCGTACAGTTTGCGGCTTATCTTTATCCCATTGAACTTGCGACCATTTTAAAACTTGTTTCTTTTTACATTTATGACAAGGAACATAAAATAAACGTTTATCACTCCGTTCATACGCTTCTTCGATTTGACTATTACCTTTAACTGTTGGTGTAGAAGTCATAACTAACTTACTATCCCAAAATGTTGTACTTCTACGTTTAGCCAACATAACAGGATCACCTTCACTTCCAGCAGTTGGTGGATAACGATCTATTTCATCACATAAAACTATTTTTATCGGTCTTGAAGCTAAAGACGCAGGCGAATTAGCTCCACACGCAGTTATATGCCCACCATCAAATATTTTATGTAATACCGTATTAGCTGAATCTTTACTTTTAACCTCTGCAACCTTTGATTTTAAAATATTACTATCTCTAATCATAGGTGCCAATCTATCCTGGCTCCAAGCTCTCGCCATTTCTAAAGTTGGCTGCACAACCAATATCGGTGCAGGTGCATAAGCAATATAATAACCAATAGCATTTAATAACATTTCTGTCTTACCAACTTGAGAGCAAGAAAGTACAACAACTTCATTAATCGTTGGTTCGTTAATGCTATCCATAATTTCTTTTTGGAATATAGCTCTAGTAGTCTCGAATTTACCAGCTTCACTACTACTTTCGGTAGATAATACTCTAAATTTATCTGCCCACTGGCTTATTGTTAGACTTGGCGGTGGCTTTATTAGATTCATTGTCTTTTGCCACACCTCTGTCATCGCTTGAGATTTCATATAAGGCCTCATATATTTTTTCTTGTAATATTAATTTTATTTGATTGGTATTTTTGATATTAATTAATATAGGTGATACTTTATTGGGTATTGAAAGTAATTTTTGTTTTAATTTGTGTATTAATTCTAGCCAAGTTCGTTTTACTTCTTCTTGAGGGATTAATTCGCTTGTTGCCTTCATTTTTTCTATTTCTGCTAATTCTGCTTTAGCTTTAATAAGTTTATTTTTATTTTTATTAACTTCTTCAATAGTAAACTCTCCACCAGCTTTAGCTTTTAGAAAATCTATATATCCATGAACACTATTAATTAAATCATACTTACCACGTTCTGCTTTAGGTATAATATTATCTTTAGCCAACTGTTGAATCCTACGTTCTGTCAACTTTAATAATTTAGATATAGCAGTAATATTAAATGAAGTAGCCATTACGGAATATACTTTCCAAGTGAATCTTCGCAATAATGAAAGAAAACTGTTTTACCTTTATATTTGATATAAGTTATTGGTTCATTATTTCCAA